AAAGGAGCCTATTATATTAGTGGCGGTAAAAACTTGAATAATTGCCACATCATTCCAAAATAAATTACAACTTCGACCGTTGTCTGAAATGCCTGAAACCGGTCATTCAATAATCTTTCGCAAGACTCGGTGTTTTGGTCCCAAAAAATACTATCTACAGATGTCAACAAATGACATATTTCAGATTTATGTTTACCTCCCCAAAACCCCAACATACCAACAGATGGTCCGTTAAAATAAAGTTTTTTTATTGGTTCTGCGATCAGCGCATTGTAAATATGGCTAAACATCTATGTTTGTTTTTAAATCACACATAATCTCGTTCCCCAACTTTTTCGACAAAAGACTGGAATTGGACATCTGAAACCAAAACCGAATAATGGGAAGCTCCAGTGTTACGGGTAGTTCGGCTGTGAGGCCGTGGATGGATATTTGGCATGTGGCTACAAGCTCGTGATGAGAGCTTCCAAAGAAAGAAGGCGGATACGGAAACACCTGATAACTTGGATTGTTAGACATCTTTGCATGCCCAACTTTAACGAGTCCAAACTCTATTGGATGCTTCGGAGGGCGGTACGGAGTTTGGTTTGATTGGAAGAGCTGAAGCGCTCGGTTTGTAAGCTGCACCCGAACCAGCGCGGAAGCGACCGACGCCGTGCTTTGTTCTTCGATATTTTGCCAAAACGTCAAGTAGACAAACTCGGCCTCGGAATCAACCGGCTTTTTACACCCAAAAGAAGCCTCCATTTCCGAATCCCAATCCTGGAAAACTTCCAGCTTTCTCTCCGCACTTGTGGCGCCGCGCAACGCATTGTAGAGAAGTCCTATTCTAGTAGAATTTTCAAAGTACTTGGGGTTTGTCTGGAGCTTGCCAACAATCCAGCGCATGTACTTGTCAAACAAGAACGAAACCTCGGATGCAGCTGGGAGAACGCTCTTCTTGATGCTATCAAACAATTTTTGTAAAAAGACCGGCCAATCCAAATGTTTATTGTACTGGACAACTGGAATCGACTGGATTGTAATCTTCATGGATTCCGGCATCAGCATAAAGTGAGGGCTTTTCAGAACCACCATGGTCAAAACAATCTGACCCATAGAAAACCCGCGCATCACAGATTCTATATAAGTCTGCGCAGTCAGACTGGTCATCTTTTCGCCAACCCGTTTCCATCGCGTCTGGTAGCCCTGAATGACATTGCCAAGAGGTCGTTTACAATCGGCATAGAAACCATCTTTGCGCGTTTCCAGGTCAGCAAGTCGGGCAGTTAAATACCGCGCCTGCTCTTGACTCTGTTGCTGATCCATCTCCGAACTAAAAAAATGAATACAGCACCAAACGAAAAAAACAAACGTTTATTAATAGCAAAAAAAATAACCGGAGGCTACCAACATAAGCAATTAAATGTTTTACTACAAGAAAAAAATGTTTAGCATTCCTCCAAATGATTTTGTATTTACTCAGTATTCGCAATTTATTTTTGTTCCAAGAGACCAGTCCGTTAATGTATATCCTGGTAAGCCTTGCGGCGTTCCGACATTGTTGTGGCTGAAAAGGGTTCAGGGACGTTAATCGTTCGTTACTACTTGAAGCTTTCTTACTTATATGGTCATTGATAAGTCGGTAGTTTCCTGTTTTTTACTATCATCGCTATTACTACTTAGATTCTGGGCACCCCCAATTTTTCGGGATTCTGGATGGAGTTCATTATCATTCATAGAAAAAACAAAGCTATTACTCGCAGTTTTCTGGGATTTTGGACGGGGTTCATTATCATCCACACGAGAACTAAAGTCATGTTTTACTCGCCTTTTTATACTTGCTTTTTCAAAGTAACATGAAGCCCTTTTTAGGACGTTTTTCAACTCGCATGTTGGTGGAATTACATCATTCCATTTATCCATTGACTTGGTTAACTCATTGGCGGGATCAATAAAAGTTGTTTTGATTTTTTCTAGGATATTTCTTTGTCCTGGTGTGAATCTTTCTTGTTGGACTTTATAATCCTTATTATCAAAAATATTTAATATTAATGTCTCAAAGTTGGCATAACCTGAATTCTCATTCTTCATCGCTGTTATCTTTTGTATCGTTTCAATGGTAATATTTTCCATTTTATCCTGTTTAAAAACTTTCCAATTTAATGGGAATATACCTAATACATTCAAGATATCTTGTATAAACTTTTTTCTGTAATATACAATATCTGACATATCATAAACTAACACTTTCAACGACGGTGTTATATTATTGTCTAATTCACACAATGCTGCTAATTGTAAGGAATAACCATAAATATTATATGTGATTAACTCGACTTTTTTAAAAAGGGTTTTGGAGTCCTTTTCTCCGTTTTGAGCATAGCTATAGATAATATCTACTTGTTTACAGAGCGCTTTCATTTGCCCAAGAAAATTACCAAATATGGTTTTATCATCAGGATTTCCTGACCCAAGTAATGTTGATATTTCATTTGCTATTGGTACAATTTCATTTTTAAAAAGAACAGCTTCATTCAGCATTAACTCGAAATCAATATATAATTTACGGCCTTTATCATCCAGCATCAAACTCTTACTTTCGTCCATTCCATTAGAATTGCTATTTTTTAAAGAGGTCAACACATTATTTACTTTGCTGTAACATTCTGTGTCCGATTGCGCCTTTTCAATCCATTCACCACTCATTGCTGCAAGTTTTTCATTGATTCTTGTATATTCTTTGGAGATTTTGATATTATTGACTTTTTCAGTGATGTCTTTAAACCACAATTCCACTGTTGCAATATATCTTTTCAATTTAAGAAATACTATGTCGGACAAGTTGAGATTTTGGTCCAGCTTTTGTTCTATCTTAAAATTGTCTGAGGCATTGTTAATAATAGACAATATTTTGTTCAAGTAATCTACAACATTCTTTTCCATTTTGTCTGGTTTAATGGACACGGACATATCTCCAAGTTTTGGAATTAAACCTTCATCTTTTTTCGGCGGGGCATTTTGAAACTCCCCCACGTGTTTTCTTAGATTTTGGTTTTCCGCAAGTAGCTCCCTCCGCTCATTTTCATATTTGCTCAACATTTCACTAGTTTGTTGTTTTTCCGCACGTAGCTTATTTACCTCAGCAAGTAGCTTATTTCCCTCATTTTCATAGTTTCTCAACTTTGTATGTATTTGATTTCTTTCCGCAGCCAACACTGTATTTTGCCTTTTCAGCTCGAGTACTTCCTGTTTACATTGGCTCACCTCTGCACTCAATTTTCTTTTTTCCGCCTCCAGATCCTGTGTCTTCTGTCCATATTGGTTCTGAGAAGCTGTTTGCTTGTTTTTTTTATTTACTAAATATCCTGAAACACCTGCTGACAAGGCCCCTGTCCCAATGGCCGCTACGAGAGCTTTACCGGTAGAAATACCCTTCTTCGCAGCTTTCTGGTGATATATTAGATCATTGAACGACTCTCTGCTCATTGTGTTTTGTTTTAACTATGAATAACTTAAAAAAAAATCATTTATTACCGACAAAAAATTTCTTAAGAGTTCTCACAGATGTAGCAAAACCAGATTTCTTTGGAGAGTTCGTTGCCTTGTCGGTGTCCCTCATGGTGACTTTGCGGCGTTTCTTGGTGACCGAGGACGACAATTCGGCTGATGCTTCTTTTTGCTCCTTGATAAACCTAGAATAAAGTCCTTCCGTGGGTATTTCGCACCCAATGCTTTGGGATTCTGGTATCGGCACAGACTCTTCGAACGCAATAATGCTCGGAACAAAGGGAGGCTGGAGTGTGTCTGGCTTCCAAAACTCAAACCCCTTTCTGAATTCATCAAGAGTAAGTGTTCCTCCTGGAAACTTTTTGAGTCTGATAATCGGCGGAGCCGGTTTGATTGCGGTTCTGATTCCAAACACAGCCCTTATCATGACTTCGAAGTAGGCTCGGACGCGATTGGACATGTTGGGATTTGTCTCTATTATGTATGCAAGGGCGCAATTAACAGAGCAAAAGTGGCCATAAACTCTGAAAATGCCAGTCCCTTCTGAATAATCAGAAGGGATGGGAACGGGGCGTGTGCTGAATGGTTCTCCGTCGTGCATGCATGGACTGTTGCTTGTTTCTGGATATTTTTCAAACGCTTTGTGTTCCACTCGATCAAACCGTGGTTGTATAAAGGACGTGCATGGAATGACGCTGGGTTTTACTTGGGAATTCTCCGTCAATTTAAAATCCATATCGATAAATAAAAAAAAAGATGACACTGAAAGATGTTTTATTGCAGAAACAAAAAAATAGGATCCGACTCCTTGCCAGGGCTAAGGCCAGGGCCAGGGCTAAGGCCAGGGTCGCGGCCAGAGCCAGGGCCAGGAAGATATCCAAAAGGGGGTGTGGATGTGGCTAGGAGCTGAGCATAATTTTTTGTTGCTGAAAACAGAATTCTTCGATGATTTTAAAATCGGGGATTGTGATGGGCCATTCTAGGATTATCTTTTTGAGAAAGGACGCGAGCTCGTTGGAAGCCCGATCGGCTTGGACGACCACAGAGGAGTGCCAGTGCGTGCTTACAAAATGGTCCCAGTAGAGAGGTGGGGTAGGGGTTGGTGCCGTTGGATTTTTATTATTCGCACACACAAGCATGCACGTAAGGCTAGTTCGCGGCGCAGACATGGGTTTGAATATTTCTACGGTTTGGAAGTGGTTGCAGAAAATCCAGGGATCGAATTTTTTTTCAGCGAGAAGAATGATGTAATCTGGACACAAAGCAATCGCATCGGCCGGCTGAATCTGACTTGCATTCCCCGTGACCAAAAGAGAGCCCAAAAAAATTTCCTTTTTGACGTCTGCAAATACGTCCGGGCCCAAGTTGACTCTCTTCTTGTAGATTATTTTATATTCACTGAGAGTCTCTAAAAGCATACAGCATTCTTTTGTTTTTCCAGAGTGCTCTGGAATCATGTCGGTTGCGAAAAAGACCCTGGTTGCAAAGTCTGCCCATGGCTTTCTGCCCTTTTGCAAACTCTCAGCGATATCTAGTGCTCCTGTTATATTACGATCTGGGATGGGTGTAAATAAAAACTCATTGGGTCCAGGAATCTTTATGGGGAACTTTCTCTGGGGGAGCATGTACAATGAAGGAACTGTAGACAAGAGAGTGGTCTGACGGCCTTTTGCTGTTGGGTCCGTATGTGTAGTCGGATATTCCAGAGTCCTGAAGTCGCAAAGAACCCCGAAACAAAATGTAGTCCAATCTTGGAGTATCCGGATCCACAAACCGAAACGTGCCAAAGGTCGATTGCGTGCTAAAGTCCAATCCACACGAAAAGCCCGCGCGCTGTGTCTGGTTGATCGCGTGCGGAGTGTGCGAGTTAAAGTCTCCGCAGACAACCTGCGTCTTGGGGAGCGCTGGATTTCCCAGCCATCTGAGCAACTGAGTCATACAGGCTTTCTGAAGAACTTTTTCGAGCGGAAAATGGGTATTGACTACAAGTATCCTATTTCCTTGGGCCAGTAGCACTGCCCATGTGAATATACGTGGATGTTTGCAAGTTACCCCGCCAAATCGCGTCGATCCAGAACAAGCTGGTTGCTTGCACCGCAGAGGACCCCTTTCTGTCATGAGCATTGTTCCGCCCGACTCGGACTGCCAAATGCGCGTGTCGAACCATATGGGAACTGACTCGGAAGATGTAGGAGACCGCGCAGCGGAAACCATCTGGTACTGAGGTAGCTGGACCCCGAAGAACGCCGTTGTTTTGTCCGTGTTTTCCTGAAGACAAATGATCGAGGGCTTGCGCAGAAGCGTGTTGGAATATACTTCCACCGATCTGCTCTCCCAGTCGTCAGGATACTTGTCGGCGTCGATGCGGATGTTGTATGACACGACTGTAAACGCCATGGGGCGGGCCTTGGACTCTGGTTCTTGGGGGGCCAGGTGTTCTTGGGTGGCCAGGAGTTCTTGGGGGGCCAGTCGCTCTGATTCTCTCTGGGGTTCTTGGGGGGTCGTCACTGCCAGTCGCTCTGATTCTCTCAGGAGTTCTTGGGGTGCCGTCACTGCCAGTCGCTCTGATTCTCTCGGGGGTTCTTGGGGTGCCGTCACTGCCAGTCGCTCTGATTCTCTCGGGGGTTCTTGGGTTGCCGTCACTGCCAGTCGCGCGGTCTCTGTGGGCTGAAAAATAATTCCCGGGCTCTCCGCAACGTCCTTCCATCGTGGTGTTATGGGCGGAGGTGGAACCGGAACCTGAACTGGGACCGGCCCTTGCGGTGGCCTTCTCCGAACAGGTTTTTTGGGAACATCAGCCGGGATTGGGGTGGGGAGCACCGATGGGACTGGGCGCTGAGGCGCGGGATGTTGCTCCCAGTTGTAAAACGTTTCAGGGAGCGGTTCTACAAGTCTTTTTCGCCTAGAACCAATAAAGCTTATCGCAAGTACAATGCATAGAATGGCAAAGATTAGATAAATAAACCACATGTTTTTTATTCATGAATTTAAATTGGTCAGATGTTAGGAATTTTGAATATCAGGCGCAACAAATTTCGGGCGGTTCATAACGAAGTGTGTTGTTGGTGCAGTCTGATCCGGGGTGGCATTTCTCTCCGGGTTGTGTTCGGATTTTTTATATAAATTAAGATTCTGAAAGAATACGTTTAAATCCTCAGTCGTCTCACTTAAGCTTTTATCATCTGTGTCCACATCCATTTGATCGGATTTATCTTGCTGATTTTTGTCGAAATTGATGTAGGTCTCGAGCGGGTGGACGCTTTTTGAATTGTCAAGAACTTTATAGTCTCGATAGTCTGTTTCTTTTTTATAATTTAATGTTATCCAGCGTCTAATCCAAATAGTTTGCTTCCATCTTAAGTCGTTATTATCAACAAGATTCAATTTCAATGTGAACTCAGCTATGTCTGTCACTGAATTAAAGTTATTTTGTTTTTCTTGTTTGTAAGCGTTGTGCAAACGTCTTAAAAAAGCAATTAGCGTCGCATTTACGTCTGGTTTGTCTTGGGATACTCCATAAAAATACTGTATAATTTTGTTGCACTTCAAGGCATTCTTCGCTTTTTCGTTTTTCAACATGTCATCATATTCAAGAAAGAAGTCAAGTCCATCCATATCAATATCATCAAATATAAAATTAAACCCTTCCGATAAATTGAACAATTCATCAAATAGCGCCAGTTCCATTTCTACCTGGTCCTTGTAGTCAAGGCTATAATATTTATGTTTAGAATCTCGAACTGCTTTCTCGTAGGTTTTGTCCTTAAAATCAGATTTTATCAAATTGACTTGTTCTATCATGTCCTCTGCAATTCGCTGCCGAGGTGCCTTTTCATCATCATATATCTTTGGGATTTTGATTTCAGAATCGATTTTTCCTTTTACTTCTTTGGCTACCTCTTCTAATCTTTTATTGATCTCTTTAACGTTTTCGGCGGTGGGATTTTTAACATTCAAGAGTTCCTTTAATCTTCCGTCAAACCTTGCAAAGTTATCTGGATTATTGAAAATTTCATTTGCTACTGTCTTATAAGCATTGGTGATGTTTTCGTATGCTTTTTCACGAATATTAGACCTTTCCCAATAGTCTTGGACTGCCTTCAAAAGAAGAGACGTGGTGGAAAGAGCTAATGTAGTGGCAATGTATTTCGGAATTGACGAAACCGAATTAATAGAAGGTAAGCGAATTCCTTCGTCGGCGGCTGCCAATGCTAGAAAAGATTCGGTGCCTCCAACTTCTTGTTTTTTTTCTTGTATCTTGACAAGTTGTTTGAATAAATTCATTTTATTTTTCATAAACTGAAAAAAATGTGGATTGGTTGCGTTTTAATCGTGCTTGTATTGTTGTTTGTATTGTTTTTTGGACAACCGCACAAACCAATACCCCGATTCCCTCGCCGGACTGTGCTTCCTTTTGCCAACGGCGACGTCATCGTTACCATACCTGGCGGCGTGATTCATCCAGGGCACATGGCAATGGTACTCGAATCCCCAACAAAACAATTGGTAGTTTGGCACATTGACATAAAAAGCAATCTCTACAACGCAACGCCACTTTTGTACTATCTCCGCAAAACAATATCGAAAAGCAGCCGCCGACTTTATGGATTTCATCTTTCTACGTCCAGCAAGCCCGACATCATGCAGGTGTGCAAGGAATTTTCCGGCGCCAAGTACGATTTCTCCATCGCGTTTCGGCATTTAGCAGAGCTGGCGCATCGCATGTTTGGGCTCCCTGTTATCGGGGATCTAAAATGGAGCGATAAACATTTTTATTGTTCCGAGATGATCATCAAGGTATTGGCAACTGCGGGCGTCGTCAATGCGCCTGACGATAGACGTATTATCTATCCAAACAAATTTCTACAAACCCCGACTCTTCTCGACAGCATGTGTAGACCTGGCTATAATTACAAAGGTCCTTTTCAGTATGTTTTGTGATGCGTAGGGGGGATTTTTTTAAAAAACTTTTTATTAAAAAAAATTCCACAATGAATTCTACGACAATATGTATGAGTCCTGGCTGCAGCAAACAAGTGGCTTGGTCTGAAAAGCACAACAAGTATGCCAATATGTGCGAGGAGCACCTATCTCTTCATAGAAAGCAGTGCAAAGTAAGCAATCTAAAACGCAAAAAATCGGAACAAGAAAACAAGTATAAAGTACAACAATATGCTTTATTACACGAGCAGTTTCTGGCTCTTCAGAAGCGCAACGCAGAGCTAGAAGCGGCCTTGCTCAAAATCAAATCTAGAGAAAAGAGAGTCGTCCCAAGTTCTTGACCTTGAAATTGAGATAGGTCAGAACGACGGAAGACGTTGATTTGTGTCCGAGGTATTCGGCTGCCAACCGGGGAAGCGCACACGAGTTTTCATTAAAGTAATGCTCGCACACCAGAGAGTACATTCTCCTAAAGTTGTGCAAGTTATTGAGGGTCGGGCAATATTTCTTCATGGCTCTCTGTGCGGGTTTTCCGTATTTAGAGTTGACTTGTTCGATACTGTCGCATGGCAGGTCCGTTCTGAGTTTTTGGATTGCAGCCACGACTACATCTCGCGGCGCAAACAATGGAACTTCTCGGATTCTGGGATAGTTTTCTCGCTCGTGTTCTCTTTGTTTTGCGATTCCGGATATCTCGGTCCAGTACTTGCTATTTGTCTTGTGAGCAAGTTTGGGAGCTTCGAATTTCATGGAAAACAAGAGCTCCCCCATCCGGCGCCCCGTGAGACACGCCAGTGCCAGCAACCTTACAAAGGGATCTGGGTTGTCAAGAAGTTCTCTGCAATCCAAAATAATAGCATCTGCGTCGATCTCGGGGATGTGGATCGCTTTAGAGTCTACCATGTCGGCCTTGTGTCGCTCGAGCTGTTTCGCTTCTTCCGGTTTGAGTCTTAGTTGTTTTAGAAAGGCCGCTTCTCCCGCAGAACTCCCCAACGAGGTCTTTTCGATTCGCCGTTTAAGTTTTGATAGCGTCGTCTGAGTCGATGCAAGATGATTTCCCTTTCTTGGTCTCCCGCGCTTGATATCGTCGTTGTATCTCTCCCTGAAATAGTTTGTGATTTGCTCAGAGAAAACCCTTCCAAGCTCCGCCCCAATTTTATCAGGCGGCGTCGCAGTGTATATAGTTAAATACTTGTTTAATATGTTTGTGTTTACGCTCATGTTTTATTAAAAATCTACATTACTGCAGTTTATTTATTACAGCAACGCACCCACCATCAGTTAGTCTTATTTTCTCAATTATTATTATAAAAAAATCAATGTCGACTCGTTTTTGCAAAACACTGCTTCCCAACCCAGCCAGGCCAGACAAACAAGGCGCGTTTTACCAGCCCAGTCGTCTTTGGCCTCAGAAGAGCACCGTCCACATTGGTTTCATGGAAGGAACAGATCTTCAGAAAAAATACGTTGTAGAAACAGTCAGGAAGAACTATGGACCGGATAAAATTAATCTCAAGTTGGTGTTTGATCCAGTTATCACGGAACAAACACACATCCGCGTGACATTCGATTCGGCAGACGGGGCGTGGAGTCTTTTGGGAACGGACGCACTAAGCGCTAGCCCTGATAGCGCCACTGTCAACCTTGGTTGGTTGGACGAAGACAAGGATTTCGGAGTCATCAAACACGAATTCGGACATGCGCTGATGGCATGGAATCACGAACACGATTCTCCCTTTTCAAACCCCATACAATGGAACAAACCAGTTGTCTACAAAGCGCTTGGTGGACCCCCAAACAACTGGGACAAGGAAACAATAGACTCCAACATGTTTGATGTCTACAACCCCAAACAAGAAGCCGGCAGTACATGGGATAGTAAATCCATCATGGAGTACTTTTTTCCCAAATCATGGACTCTTAACGGCATCGAGCTTCAGAACAACCAGCAACTCTCAGACGTCGACAAACGCGTGCAGCGCATGGCATATCCCCCAGCCGTGGCTGACCTCCGACATAGCTCGAGCGGGCACGCGATCAACTGGGCTTGGATTGCTGTGTTGATCAGCATTGCCGTTTTGTTGATAGCGGCTGTAATCATCTTTGCGATGACGAGAACAAAGAAGAAAATCTAGTGTTTTTTTTCTATTTTGTTAAAAAGAAAACCTTGTCAAAATGTCTACTACTCCCGGACCCAGCGCTCACAACGGAACCCCAATGGCATACACTTCGAAATTCGGACCATTCAATTCTGGTCTTGCTGCTAGTTTTGCGCCTTCTTACCAAACGTTTGTCCCTTATCAAGGTAAAGCCCAGAATAGCCCCATGTCGATGGCCGGAGCCCCCAGCTTTGCCGCGATGGGATACAGCAGCTCTGGCGGTTTCGATGGTAACAAGGGCCCTTTTGCGGCGTCGCAATACAGTTCTCCGCAGTACTCTGCGGGAATGACTGGATCCTGGCAACCTGCTTCCACCGTTGCAGTAAGCCCCTTTCAGTTTTTCTACTCTGGAGTCGTGCCCTCCTCGAGCCCTTCAGCCGCGTCCTATGCTTCCATTATGTAGGAGTCAGTACCAATCGAATACGATAAGCGGTGAGAAGAAACACCAAAATGAAAACAGCGGCAGTTACCGCTAGCAAAACAAACACAGTGAGATTCTTTATGGAATTGATCCGGTTCAGCTTGTCTTGATCTGATGCATACTTGATCTTTTGGTTTAGGTAGACGCCGTACAAAACACTCAATACCACTATTACGGCAGAAAGCCCTGCTATTGTCCATCCCCATTTAGGTCCAGCTGCCTGCTTAGGGGTTTGGCTCAGTCGATCTATAAACCCAGAAAACAAGTCTTTACCGATTAATCTCACGTTTATTAGCCTGCTCATGTTTTTTTTAGTGCAAGGTAAAAAAGATTAGTAATTGCAGCACCGGCACATTTCGTTTTTCAATGCTTGAAGACAATATCCCATTTCCAGAGGAGCCCGCAGAGGTGGAAGAATTGGAGCGCGAATGGGAACTGGGGCTGATATCCGGATACCAATACGAAGCGCGGATGCGGCATGTTCGGCAGAGACCGCGCGAGATCGTCAAGCACAACCCTCATCCAATTCCCGAGAAACTCACTCTGGGAGCAATCATGGACTCTGTCCCGCCAGAGTTTCAGTTCTACATTCGGTGTCGGAAGGAAGGAGTCGGTCCAAGCGGAATCGATTTGGCGGCGGTGGAGCAAAAACTTGGAATCAAACGAGGCTTTCATGATCCAGACACGAATTATGTGGAATTGGATGTAAATATCTACGGCAAACTCCCATATCCTTCAGATGCACCCTATTGTCTGATTTACAAACCCGAGGGCAAAAACCCTCCGTACGGAAATTATATAAATAAATTCTAGAATGTAATAAAATGTATATATATTCTACCTGTGCGTATGATGCCCCTGACTGTTGTCTTTAATTAATGTATACATTCTACCTGTGCGTATGATAATCACTGGTTCCCTGATTCCCTGACTGCTGTCTTTAATTAATGTATGTATTCTACCTGTGCGTATGATAATCACTGGTTCCCTGATTCCCTGACTGCTGTCT